CTTACAGACCTTGGTTCTTCAAAAAGCATTTTGAAGAGATTGAAGGTATTGGAATTGAACGTGACCTTGCTGGTTTTCCTGTTCTTACGGCTCCGCAGGACCTGGACCTTTGGAATGAAGATGATGAGAGAATGGTTGCTTTAAGAACTAGAGCTGAAGAGCTTGTAGCTTCTGTAAGGCGTGATAGTGAGGAGGGTATTCTACTTCCTTACGGATGGGAATTGTCACTTCTTTCATCCGGTTCATCGAGGCAGATTAACATTGGAGAAACAATTGACAGGTACGATAACAGAATAGCTATTACGATGCTTTCTGATATTATTTTGATTGGTAATAATAAGGCTGGTTCTTTTGCATTGGCTGATACAAAGCAGTCTATGCTTGCTGCAGCTTTGCAAGCACAACTTCAGAATATATCTGATGTATTCAATAATAAGGCAGTGCCTGACTTGTTCAGCTATAACTACTTTCCTAATATTACTGGTCTTCCTAAGATTGTTCCTGGTCAAATTCAGACACCATCTCTTAAGGAACTCGCACTTGTACTTCGTGCTATGGGACTTAATATTGCTGGTGATATGAAGCTGCAAAATTACTTACGCCATATACTTGGTATGCCAGACCTTGACGAAGAGACATTTGAGTCTGTATATCAGGGTCAAACAAGTGCCAATAATAATAACGCTGGTAATAATACAGATGAATTTGATGACACTGCGGAGAACGCCTTTGAACAGAATGATTTAAGCTATACAGGAAGCGGAGGTGAATAAGGTGAGTGTTGTAGTTACCAATAGGGAAATATATGATACGCAGCGAATCAGTGTATATAATGAAGACGGTTCTACAAAGACTGTGTCTCGTAGCGAATCTGTTTATATAACTGAGGAGCAGCCTGTACCTGACGAGTGCGCTGTTGATGTGCTGTTTGACATTACAAAGTCAAACAGTGATGAAGGCTTAGTTAGTGGATGGGCAAATGTAGCAGTCAATGCTGACGGCTCTTTACCACTTGATTGGCAGGATGACATGATAAGACCTGAGGTGCTTGAAAAAGCAGCTATAAAGTTTATGATGGACTACCGTGCAAGTGGTGTTATGCATGAAGGCGAATCTAAGGGCGTAGTAGTTGAATCTATTGTGTTCACAAAAGAAAAGCAGGCATGCATAGGTATTCCTGAAGGAACTGTTCCTGAAGGATGGTTCATCACTGTAAAAGTAACAGACCCGGAAGTCTTTGCTAAAGTTAAGGACGGGACCTTTAAGATGTTCTCAATCCAAGGCAATGCAAAACGAATTAAGCTTTAGTGTTATACTTGCGGGCCAAACGACGTATAATATAAATAGGGGGTGTGACTGATGCCATACTTACTGGAAGACTTGGTTGTAGACCGAGTTGATTTAGTTGATGAAGGAGCCAATTCGGCAGCTTTCATAGAACTTTATAAAAGAAAGGAGCGAAGCGCAACCATGGATATTAAGGAAATCCTTAGTAAAATGAAGCCAGAGCATTCAGCAGTCATTCAGGCTGAATTTGACAAATTGTCAGATGAAGTTACGAAGGCTAAAGAAGATTTGGCAACAGTAACTACTGAGCGCGACACAGTTAAGCAGGACCTTGTTAAGACTAAAGAAGACCTGAAGGCGGCAAATGAAGACAAAGAGAGAGCTGAGTCTGAACTTGAAACGCTTAAGGCTAAATTGCCTGATGAGTGTACCTGTGATGGTGAAGCTGATGAAAACGGTATGTGTAAGGCTTGTGGCAAGTCTAAGAAAAAGGTAGCATTCGATGAAGAGGAAACTCTGAAGAGCATGCCGGCCGAAGTGCGTGCCGTATTTATCAAGATGCGTACTCAGAAAGAAGCAGCTGAAGAAGAGGTGCGTAAAGCTAAAGAGGCTGAGAAGCAGGCTGAAGCAGTTGCAAAGGCTGCAGAACTTAAGGCGTTGCCTATCGAGACTGAAAAGCTCGTTGGAGTACTTAAGAACTGTAGTGCTGATATGGTAGATGTACTTACAACTATCAATGCAGCAATTGAAGGAACTGTTCTTGATGAAGTCGGCAAGAGCAATGCTGGTAGTAAGGGTGCTGATGCTTGGTCTAAGATTGAAGCTAAGGCAGACGAAATCGCTAAGCGCGATAGTGTTACTAAGCAGAAGGCTGTGTCTATCGCAATCAAGGAAAATCCTGAACTTTACAAAGAGTATTTACAGGGAGGTGCGAACTAATGAACGCTTATGAAATTCCTAGTCTTCGATTCAGTCTGCCTGCTGGCGGCGCTGTTAAGAGACATCGTTTCGTTGCTGTTGATGCGAACAGCAATGGCATTCAGGCTGTTGCAGATTCCAACATTATCGGTGCGTCTATGAATGAGACCTCTGCTGGTCAGGTTCTGGAGATTGCAGATGGTATTGTAATGGTTGAAGCTGCAAAAGCTGTTACCGCAGGCACTCTTGCTTACGCAGATGCCGATGGTAAAGTAACTGATACTGGTACTGTAGTTGCTGGTATTGTAATCACATCTGCTGTTGCAGGCGGTCTTGCAGCAGTTAAGATTAACTAATTGAAAGGAGATGCAAAACAATGCCTACTATGCAAAACGCTCATATTGATAGAGCATTGACAAATACGTCCGTTGCTTATATGCAGGATGCGTCTGCTTTCATTGCAGACAAGGTTTTCCCGATTGTCCCTGTTAAGAGACAGTCTGATGTTTTCTATGTCTACAACAAGGGTGACTTCATGCGCGACGAGGCTCAGGTCCGTGGTGCAGCCAGTGAGTCTGCCGGTGGTGATTACGGTGTTGAAGCAAGCGACCCGTACTACTGCCGTAAGCATGCTTTCCATAAGGATGTTACTCCTGAAGAGCGTGCTAACTATGACGAGCCGCTTGATGCTGACACTGATGCAACCGATTTCGTATCTCAGAAGATGCTTATTCGTCGTGAGATGGAATGGGCTACCAAGTTCTTCAAAGCTGGTGTCTGGGGTCGTGAGATTTACGGTGTAGATGCAAGTCCTGAGGAAAATCAGGCAATTAAGTGGAATAAGGAGACTTCTAATCCTATTAAGGACGTTACCGAAGCAGGTGTTCAGATGGCTTCCGAGACTGGCTACAAGCCTAACACTCTTGTACTTTCTCCGTATGCTTTCAACGCTCTTAAGAACCACTTTGATATTCTGGACCGTATCAAGTATACTCAGAAGGGTATTGTTACGGCAGACTTGCTTGCTACTCTGTTCGAAGTTGACAATGTGTATGTTGCATGGTCTGTAGTTAACTCTGCAGCTAAAGGTGCAGAAGACAATGTTGGCTTCATTATGGGTAAACATGCATTGCTGTGTTACAGCAATCCTCGTCCGGCTCTTAAGAAACCTTCTGCAGGTTACATCTTTGCATGGACTGGTCTTGAGGGTTCTGGTGCTTATGGTAACCGTATCGTTAGATTGCCTATGGACATGCTCGGCCTTGGCACTGAACGTATCGAAGGCGAGATTGCGTTTGACGCAAAGAAAATCTGCGCTGACCTTGGTACGTTCTTCAAGGACATTGTTGACTAATGTTTGTAGTTAAGCGTACTTTTAGAGATGCTTCGGGTATGATTCCTGCCGGCTCAATTGTTGAGCCGGCAGGCATTAAAAGATTCAAGCATAGACTCTTAGAGGGTCACATTGTTGAAGTTAACGAGCAGAACTTTGATAAGTATGCTGATTTCTTTAAACAGAGATACGGCATTGACCTTCCTATGATTGAGCAACCCAAAGTTGAACAGAAACCTGTTGAACAGCCTAAGGCAACAACTCCTGTGGCTGCTAAACCAACTGAAGTAAAGAAGGTAGTTGCTGCAGTGACTAAGTAGGAGGTGATTTGATGTCTTGGACATATTCTGGAAATCCTGCTAACAGTCAGGTTGATGAGTGTAGATTCCTACTGGGAGATACAAACGAGTCTGAACCTATTATGCAGGACGAAGAGATTCAGTACATCATTGATACTTATGGTTCTAATAAGAATCAGGTATTATACCAACTGTTTAGCAGAGCTGCAACAATCTTTGCAAGGGACATTAAGAGAAGTCTTGGTCCACAATCGGAAGACCCTACTGAAAGACTTAAGTACTTTAAGGAGCAAGCATCTAGCTACAAAGCTAAGCTTACATCTGCTGGGTTATCCCTTCCTAAGTACGCATACCCAAAGGTATTCAGAAAAGGAATGCAGAACAATCCTCCGTATCCATCTCCTAAGGGGGGTGGCTACCGTGTATGAAAGTCTTAAGAAATGGATAAATCTTCCTGCACAAATAAAGCCGTTCATCAGGCGAAACGGCACTGGTACTAAACTGTATGGAGACGCTGTTGATATACAGTGTTATGCTGAAGGTAAGGTAGTAGTTGTTACTGATAATTCAGGTACGGAAGTTGTTTCTAACAAACAGCTGTACGTTGATGGTTCAGTTACTATTTCTGAACTTGATTGCATAGTATTTGAAGGTTCTGAAAAGAGCATCAAAAGTATCGGAACATTCTATAGGAATGGCAAGCCTGACATCAAGGTGGTGTATCTGTAATGAAAGGTACATTTAATTTTGACTTTGACCAAAGAAGCCTAGACCATTTCGAAGCGCAGTGTGAAGCGGCTATTAGAAATATTGGCGAGGGTACTAAAAAAGCTACAATTGCTGCCTGTGAGGAAATTCTTGGTAACAGTATGGCTGAGGTACCGAAAGATACCTACACCTTGCTTATGAGTGCTTTCTACGAAGTGTCCAGGCGAACAGATACAGCTGCATCTACCTGGGCATATGAAGCAATTGTAGGTTATGGTGGAAATGGCGACCCAATCAATCCTAAGACAGGTCGAAGAGCTTCATCCTATATGGTTAAAGTTCATGAAGATTTGTCAGCGTATCACCCGACTGGTAAAGCCAAATTTTTAGAGGACCCAGTACGAGAATATGCTAGAGAAAACTTTCCTAGGACCGTATTTACATACGCACAGGAATCTTTAGCTGCCATGAGTGATTAAGAGAGGAGGTGCACTATGGCGAATCCGTTACTATTAGACATTGTAACATTCCTTGCGGACAACGGTGTTGTTCAGGGTGATGGTGTAGATGCTTTTAGAGACTTCACGCCAGAAGCACCAGATTCTCTTGTAGCTCTTCACGAGTACAAGGGTGACCCAGCAGTTGTATACGACCCGAATGTTCACAGGTCTGTGCAGATTACTGCTCGCGACAAAGATGCCGATGTTGCAAGGCAGAAAGCTTTGAAAATTTATAAACTACTTACATCAGATAATCTGATTGTACAGTTTACACCGGACCGATGGGGCCAGGTTTATCTTAGACAGACACCATTCAAAATCGGTCAGGATGACAATGACAGAGTCACGTATGGCTTCAACATTGGAATAACAACTACTATTGAATAGGAGGAATGAAACATGGCTACAAGAATTGGTTGCGATAATCTTGTGTATGCAATTCAGACTACAGAAGATACCGCTACAACAGCCCCTGTGTATGCTGCTCCTAAAGCAGCACCCGGCGTAATGTCCGTTAACATTAACCCGAACGCATCGCAGGAAACCTTGTTTGCTGATGATGGTCCTATGGAGACTGCTACAACGCTTGGTAAGATTGATGTAGAAATCAAGAAAAACGAACTTACCACAGAAAATAAGGCAGACCTTCTTGGACACACCATTGATGGCGATGGAGGCCTTGTGTATGGCGATTCTGACGTTCCACCTTTTGTTGCTATTGGCTTCAGGTCTTTGAAGTCTAATGGTAACTATCGTTACGTCTGGTTATACAAAGGTAAGTTTACTGACCCTGAGGACCAGAACGAAACAAAGGGTGATAGCATTAACTTCCAGGCTGATACCATTAAGGGACAGTTCGTTAAACTGAACTATCCAGTTACCATTGGTAGCAAGGAGGTTCGTATGTGGAAATATGAACTTGATGGAGATAACCCTGGAGCTAGCGAGGCAGCTATGTCTTCTTGGTTTGATACCGTTAAAATGCCAAGTTAAGGAGGGATAGCAGATGAGTACTTTGAATATTACTACAGATACTTCTGGTAAGGTAATTGAGGTAAGGGTCGATGACAAAATCATCGAGAACGTTTCTGACGTTTCCCAGAACTTTACGCGAGGCGAGCTTGTAGCTACTATCAAGGCTACGTTTGACAGTATCACAGTTACTGAGCAGGCAGGAACACCTGCACCTGCTCTGACTGTTGCCTTTAGTGCTGGTTCTGTTGCTGGTTCTACGAAGGCTACTATCACTGGCGAAGCTGGTTCTGGTAACCACTTTGCTTATGCAGTTGCTGATACAACGCAGGCTACTCCTAATGTAGGTGATGTAGTATCTGGTGTTACAACCTATGTATCTGGTAACAATATTACTGGTGTTACTGCTGGTAAGAGCGTTGCGATTTATGAGCTTACTGCTGACAACAAGGTTGTTAAGTTTACTGCTCATACTCTCATCGATAGTGAGATTAAAACTGCTGAGTAAATAATTCCGTTAAATGATTGGAGGTATCCTAATGGCTAACGTAAAAGATGTAAAGTCTAAAGCTGTTAAGATTACCCTTACAGACGGCGTTGAGCGTACCATCAAGTTTACGCTCAATGCTTTGGCTGAACTCGAAGACAGATATGGCTCAGTTGATGAAGCGTTTAAGCAGCTTGATAATAACAGTGTTAAGGCTGTACGTTGTATCCTTTGGGCTGGTCTTATTCATGAAGACCCTGAGCTTACAGAGCAGCAAGTCGGTAATCTTATTGATATTCAGTATATGCAGGAACTTATGGCGTCTCTTGGTGAGGCATTCGACGCAGATATGCCTGAACCTGAAAAGCTTCCTGAGACTGCAGAACCTAAGCAGGACGGTGCACAGGACCCAAACGCCTAAATCCCAGCAATAAAGATGGGGCCAATCCGTTCAGTACAGACGACTGGGATTGGCCGTATATTTTATATGTTGGTAGAG